GGCGAGGGAGGGGGGCGAGGCCTAGGCGGCGTGTAGGCCCCCTCTGAGGCCCGCCGCGGCCACGGTTGGAGGGGGCAGGCAAGCCGCCCCGCGGCCCGAACCGGTGGGAGGAACGGGGGGACTGTGGTAACAGGCGGCGATAGGCAACCGATTTTGGGGGTTTTTGGGGTGCCGACGATCCGCCAGGGGATCTACGACCTGCTGAACGCGGTCGAGATCGACACCAAGGAGCAGGGCCGCACTCACGTCACCGCGTGGCCGTCCCAGAAGCTGGTCATCGACGCGGTCGCCAAGGGGCTCCAGGAGGGGGTCCACGAGTTCGTGGTTTTGAAGTGCAGGCAGGTCGCGATCACGACCACCTGTTCCGTGATAGAATTGTTCTGGGCGCTGGCCAACGAGGGTGTCCAGGGAGCGATCATCGCGGACCGCACCGACAATTTGGAGCGGCTCCGAAGGATCTTCGCTAACCTGTTGGAAACGCTACCGCCTGAGTGGCGAGGCCCGGAACATCGGATCATCCAGAACAACCGTAACGGTTTGATGTTCTCCAACCGGTCGGTGATCGATTTACTTGCGGCGGCCAATAACCCTGATCTGGGTGCTTCACGAGCACTTAATATGATGCACGCGACGGAGTGCAGTTTGTGGCGATCGCTGGCTGGGGTGGAGAGCCTGAAGGCGGCGCTGGCGCGCCAGAATCCACACAGATTGTACCTGTGGGAGTCGGTCGCAAACGGGTTCAACTGGTGGTACCATTTCTGTCAGCAAGCCAAGACCGACCGGCGGATGAAGTTCATTTTCATCGGTTTTTGGGCCAATCCTACCTATTCGATCCCGAAGACGGACCCCGAGTTCAAGGTGTGGTGGGACGGCCACCTGACCGAGGAGGAGGTCACCAGGGCGCGCTACGTGAAGCAGCAGTACGGCTACACGGTGAAGCCCGAGCAGATTGCGTGGTGGCGTCGGGAAGCGGAACATTCCCCCGAAGAATACATGTTGAGGCACTACCCTTGGCATGAGCGCGAGTGCTTTATTGCGTCTGGGCAAGGATTTTTCCCGGCTGCCCGTACCCTGGAGATCGCCGAGGCGCTGGCGGCCGGACCGCCCTATCAGGCGTACTCGTACCACTTCACCGAGAAATTCCTCGACAGCCGGATCGAGCAGACGCGGGACACCGACACTGCGATGCTGCGGGTGTGGGAGCCGCCGGAGCCGGAGGGAATTTATGCCATCGGATGCGACCCTTCTGGCGGTGGTGGCGGCGATGCTGACGATCATGCTGTGGAGGTGCTGAGATGCTACTCAGACCGCATCATCCAGGTCGCCGAATTCCAGGCGAACAAGCCGACCACGTATCAATTAGCGTGGGTTCTGGCGCATCTGTGCGGCGCCTACCGGACCCATGTGGCGAACCTGGAGGTGACCGGGGTGGGGGCGGCGGTGATGCCCGAGATCAGGAACCTGAGGCAGCTGGCGGAGCAGGGGCTGTTCAATGCGACACCCGGGATAGACGACCCGATCTTGGCGATGATCGGTAACGTCCGGTGGTTCCTCTACAAGCGCCAGGACAGCATGGGGGGTGTCGGATCGATCCTCAACTGGAAGACAAATTCCGATAACAAATTAATGGTCTACTCGGCGCTGCGCGACAGCCTGATGCTGCGCCGGGTGGAGTTTCGGTCGTATCGGCTGGTGCAGCAGATGCAGGCGGTGGTGGAGGACCAGGGCTATGTGGGGGCTGGACCGGACACCGGGGAGAACGATGATCTGGTCTCGGCGCTGACCTTGGCGCACTGGGCCTGGGTGGAGCCCTCGGTGGGGACGCGGACGCCGCTGGTGTCGCGCAACATGACCTGGGAGAGCGTCAAAGGCGACCGGCCGCCGCAAACGATGAGTGACCTGACCTCACATATGTTCCAAAACTTCTTCCAGGCGCTGAACCGCCGTCAAAGGGAGCACCGCGAGAGGTTCTGATGATCCTGCGGACCTACGGCTGCGAGAACTGCGGGCACTTCCTGGAAGTGGAACTGCGTGCCGATCAATGGGACCAGGAGCCGCCTGAGTGTCCGCACTGCACCGATGCCGTGATGGGCCAGGCGTTCAAGCCGCCCGCGATCACCGGCAGCCATATCCGCCGCGCCACCGATCTCGCATACGACATCGCCGAGAAGGATTATGGCGTTGCCGATATGACGCCGAACAAAGGGGGGCCGCCGACGGTACGATACAAGGACGCGGCCCCGCCGGCCGGTGCGTCGACCTGGTCTGCCAACACCGCGGCGCTCGAGCAGGCGGTGGCGCTGGGGCGGGAGAACCGGCTGCGCTTTGGCTCCGGCCTCGAGGCACTGCAGACCTCGCTGAAGAACGGCACCCAGCCGGACCTGATCGAGATGTCGAAAAAGCGGAGTATCCGGGGGTGGTAAGGGTCATGTTTGCCCAGGAAAAATCCCAAAAATGGAAAAATCCGGGAATCCTGTCAGCATAATGTCAGTAGTATGTTGATAGTCGTAACGAAGCGCGCCCAGACTCCACACCCAGTACCGGTAGAGTCCAGGTGACTAACCCATTGAAAAGGTTTAAAATCTCGGAGAGATTTTGATGTCTCTTAGAATCCCAGAGAAGCCGCAAGAAGCTATGGAATTTGCCCGTGAGGTAACGGACGAATGCCTCGCGACCAGTGAGGAAAGGCAACAAATCTATCAGAAATCCGCTCAGTACTACTACACCGGCTCGGGTGACGTCCGGGCGGCGATCCACAACAAGGTCCGGCCGTTCATCGACCGCCTCGCGGGCTACCTCTTCCTGCCTCAGGGGGTGAGGTTCAACACCGTGTTTGACAGCGCCGAGCCGGCCGACGTGCTGGAGCGCGGGCGCATGATGTCGCAGATGCTGACGGCGGATTATCGCTCGTCTGACGCCGATCTAAGATTCGGTGATGCCGTTACCTGGGCGCTGATCTGCGGCTGCTACCTGATCAAGCATATGGGGGAGGGGTTCAGTTTCCGGGTGGTGCCGGTGCATCCGGTGAATTTCGGCGTGCTGACCGAATCGATCATCGGGCTCGAGGAGCAGGAAGCGATCTGCCACGTCAGCTATCCCACCGCGACGCGGCTGCGCAGCATCCTAAAGGAGAACGGCCACCCGCAGGCCGAGAAGATCTACCGTCAGATCCAGGAGACCCGCGCGTCCCGGCGCGACACTGAAGAGCCGGCGTATTTCCACCAGATGGTGGTGGGCGGGATGCGGCCGTTGGGCGATGTGGGCGAGACCCCATCGGCGGCCGGCATCGTCCAGGTGTTCCCGGTGCCGACGCCGTGGCGCCCGCAGCGGCGCATCTCGGATACGGTAAAGCTCTGTGAGTTGTGGGTGAAGGACGAGAAGCGCGAGGGCGACTGGACCACGATGCAGCTGGTGTATCCCGACATCCTGATCGAGGGCGGCGACACCAGGCGCAACCTCTCGGGCATCCCGCACCGCCAGCCGTTCGTGAAGGTCGAGGCCGACATCACGCCCGGTTATTTCTGGGGCCGCTCGGCGATTGCCGACGTCCAGATGCTGCAGGACGTGGTCAACAAGCGGCTCAGAGATCTGAAGGTGATGTGGGACCGCAACGCCGCGGCGCCCTATACCTTTTCGGGCTTCCAGGGCGTTACCGAGGAACAATACTACAAGATAATTTCTGAGGGCGGGTTTATTTCCGATCCCAATCCGAATGCGAAGGCCGCCAAGCTCACCGAGCCGCCGCCGCCAGGCTATCTCGAGGAATTGGAATTCATCTGGAAGATGTATGACGAGTCGGCCGGCTTCACCCCGGTGCTGACCGGGCAGGCGTCGGATCCGAACGTACGCTCCGGCGCCCATGCGCAGACTCTGGTGCGGACCTCCAGCCCCGGCCTGATCGACCCGGCGACGCGAATCGAACGCCAACTGGCCGAGTCGGGCTATCTTTGTTCGCGGCTGATGCAGGACCGTGACCCGCATATCTACAAAACCGAGTCTGGCCTCGAGTTCATCCTCCAGCAGATGCCGGAGCTGTTCCAGGTCGAGGTGGATTCACACTCGGCGAGCCCGGCGTTCGCGGAGGATTCACGCCAGATTGCCATCGCGCTGGCGCGCGCCCAGGCGATCGGGGCGGAAGATCTGATCATGCTGCTTAATCCGCCGAACGCGGAGTTGCTGCTCGCGCATCTCCACCAGCGCCAGCAGGCCCAGGCAGCGCACGCGCAGGAACTGATGGCCCACGGCATTAATCCCGATGCACCCAGGAGTGGCAGTAAGGGTTCGCGTACGCACTGAGGCTTGCAATTAGGTTGTAACGGGATTTAGCTCCGTCGCTTATGTCGGACAGCATAACGCCGCCCGGAGCCGGCGGTCCTGGTCCACCCCAGCCGATGCCACCGCTTGCCGGCGGTCCTGGCTCTCCCCCCGGATTCCCGATGCGTCCCGGCGGCATGCCCCACGGCATGGGTCCAGGCGTCGGCAATCAGGCCGATTCACTCGTCAAGCTGGGTCAGGCGATCAAGATGATCCAGGAAGCGATGATGGGGCTGCAAGTGGGCAGCGACATCCACCGCGCCGCCAACAAGGCGATCGGTGATCTCGCCCGCCACGTCCCGATCGGCCCGGAAACCCAGGGCGTGCAGCGCACCGCGGGGCAGGATCTCCGCCGCCAGCAGATCGCCCAGGCGCTGATGGGCTCGATCGCCGGCCAGGCCGGGCCGCGGTCGATGCCGCCCGCCACCCCGTTCCCAGGAGCATAAGATGGCGCAGAACCGTAGCTACGATCCGCCGATCTCGACCCCGCCCGATGTGCCACCGCGCACGGTGCGGCAGGTCGATACGCAGAGTGAAACGAGCGAGTGGGGAGCGATTCCTAGGGTCGTTCCGAAGCTCGAGGGCGGCATCCCGCTGCAGCGCTCGATCGTCGGCAAGACCAATAGCTACTGACCATGCCGATTACCCTCACCGACCAGGAGGTCGCGGCACTTAAGGCCGAGCGCGAGCAGTGGCAGCGCGACAAGCAGATCGCCGAGTTCGCCAACGCGATCTGGAACGACCCCGCGCTCTCCGATGAGGCGAAGGCGCTGGCCAAGAAGAAATTCCCCGATACCCCGATCGCTGATTACGATCTGCGCAAGGAGCTGCGCGACGAGCTGAAGAAGGATCGGGACGAACGAGCCCGCGAGAAGGAGGAGGCCGAGAAGCAAAAGGCCTCTGACTTCTATGCGGCCCAGAAGGCCGATGTGCAGAAGCGGCACGGCTTCACCGACGACGCGATGGAACGGATGGAAGCCGAGATGCGTGACAAACGTGTCTACGACTACGAGGTGATGGCCGAGCATTTTGCGTCGCGTCAGCCGAAGCCGATCGAGACTACCCATAGCGGGCACTTCTGGAATCACCACAAGTCGGATGAGTTCAAGCGGATTGTGGCCGACCCGGAGGACTACGCCTATCAGGAGATCCTCGGCGCGATCCAGCGCGACGAAGCGGCTGCCCGGAACGGCAGGTATTAAGGTTAGGGGGAGTTAATGGCAGGCGTCGTCTTAGCAAGTCCTAGCTCTCCCGGCGGATCGCTGGCGGGGTTCGGGCCGCCGCAGATCATCAATATCGGCGCCACCGGCAACCAGTACATCCTGCCCAGAGGTACCTGGTGGGTCGACTGCTCACCGGCCAACAGTTCATGCATCATGATCATGACGGGGGTCACCAACCTGCCTGGAGGCTGGCCCTCGCCGTGGGTGCTGATCCCCAACGCGGGCAAGGCCCTGGTGGTCTCGGACGGCCTCAACGTTGCGCTCTCCGGCACCGGCAACGCCAACATCATGCAGGTCTACACCTCGTAGCTTCATAAAAGGTTTTAGGGAGACGTTGCGATGCCGCAACTAGGCGCTGGCTTAATTCCAAGTGGTCCGGTTGGCAACGAACTACAGGCCACGGTCAGGAGAGTCTTCGCGCAGATGGTCGTGGTTTTGATTTACAAGCAAAACCCGACGCTGGCGCTGTTGCTGCGCAACGCGATCCGCGCCAGTGGTGGCGTCAGTCCATACACCCAGCCGGTGCAGACCGGGCAGTATGTGCCGTCAAGCTGGATCGGGCCTGCCGGTAACTTCACGATCCCGCCGGATGTGGCGGCAACCGTCAATGCAGAATTTAATTTGTGCGCGCTCGCGACACCGGTGACGAGTTTCGGCTTGGAGCAGTTAGTCACTCAGGATGCGGTCGCGGTGGCGTCGCGTCTGATGCTTAAGATGAACGACATGAAGAACAGTGCGCTGCAGCAGTTGTGCACCTCGTTGTTCGGCTCATCGACCTCGGGCGGAACGGTCAATCCGCTGCAGATGTTTGGCTTCCTCGATGCCTATGACAGCGGCACCAACGTGCCGGTGTATGGCGGGTTGTCGCGCGCCACGTATCCAGCCTGGGCCGGCAACGTGCATAACTCGTCAGGCGCGATCCTGACCCGCGCTGCGTTCATCCCCTGGCTGCTGTCAGTGGCCAAGGCCGCTGGTGGCGAGGCACCGGACTTTGGAGTGATGAGTATTCAAGACTGGACGACCCTGATGACCGACTTCATGGCGGTCGAGCGTTATAACAACGATCCGAGCTCGCGATGGGGCAAGGAAGATCCGGTGAACTCCGGGTTCCGCGGTTTGCTGTTGGGCGACACGCCGATCTTCTTCGACTTGCAGTGTCCGCAAGGGACGGCGTTTCTATTCAATAGTAGATACATCACCCTGGTGGTGCATGAAGACGCGAACTTTGCGTGGACTGGCTGGTACTCGACCATCCCGCAAGGCCAGGTGGCGTCGGTCGGATTGAGCCTCACCGCGCTTAATTTGGTGTGCTCGAAGCCGGCCACCGGCATGATCCTCAACGGTATCACCGGGGGTGCGCCGATATGAGTTTTGCCGGCGGCGGAGTGGTCTACACCACAGCGGCCGGCACTGCCGGGGCGCCCGCCTCGGAGATGCGCTATGGCCTATCGATCACTCAGGGCGCGATCGGTTCGGCGGTCCCGGCCGGCACCTGGATCTCGACCGGGGCGGTCAATATCATCTCGGCTGACGGCACCACCCATCAGATCACCGGCGGGTGGATCACCTCCGATGGTACCAACGTCACATCGGTTGCCGCCGGCAACATCATCATCCCGGTCGGCAAAAGGTAGGGTCCGATGAGCGGTGGTCTGGCCTACACGACAACGGTCGGCACGGCGGGAGCGCCATCGCTGGAATTGCGCTATGGCGTGCCGCTGTCGCTGGGAGCGGGCGCGGTGATCCCGGCCGGTGTCTGGATTGTGCCGGGGGAATACGGCGTGACCGACAACGTCGGCAACACCTACGGGACCAATTACGGCTGGTGCGTGTCCGACGGGGTCAATGTCACTCTGACACTGGCCGGCGTGGTCATCCCGGTCGGCCGGGTGAGGTATCCATGAGCGGTGGCGTCGTCTATGTGGCCCGGTCCGGCGGCACCCCCGCCAACCCGATCCTGTACGGCAAGTTCGGCACCTCGGTGCAGTTCGCGAATAACGCGCCGCTGCCGGCCGGTGCGTGGATACAGCACGGCAATTACGTCATCATTGATGCAGCCGGAGTGCAGCGTGGCCCGATCCCCGGAGGTTACGTCGTCAGCGACGGCGTGAACTGCCTGGGCGGTGGGTATGCAACGCCGGTTGGACAGCGGCCGTAGTTAGTTGATGTGCTTACCGAGTACCAAACCCAGACGCAGAATTTATTGAATGATAGCGGGGGGCAATTTTTTAACGCCTCCACGCTGACCTCGTATATCAACCGCTCGCGCCGTCGCGTCGCCTCTGCGTCAGGCTGCGTGCGCGTATTGGTGCAAGCGCAAACCATAGCCAACCAGGAAGAGTATAAATTCCACGACTGGACTGCGCTCGCCCAGGCCACGGCAGGGGTGCGTGAGATCCTCGCGGTGCGCAGCCTCGCGATCGCAATCGGTCCCGGCGATGGTGCGTGGAAGCCGGTGTGGAACAGGCTGCCGTGGACCGACTTCCAAGCGAGATTTAGAATTTGGAACAAGGCCTGGATGGGCGTGATCTCGTATCCCGGCTTTTATGCTCAGTATGGGTTTGGTGTGGGCGGCTCGATCTTCCTCGCGCCGATCCCGACCTTGCAGCAGCCGATGGAATTGGACTGCAGCTGCATGCCGTTCCCACTGCAATCGGATAATGACCCTGAGGCGATCTGCCTGCCGTGGTCCGACGCGGTGCCCTATTACGCGGCGTTCCTCTGCATGCTGCAGCAACAGCGCAAAGAGGATGCCGCAGCGATCCTGCAAATCTTCCAAGCTGAACTGCCGCACGCCGCCTCGGTGGTGGCGCCATCTATGGTGACCTCGCCGTACGGTGCTGTGGTTCGGTCGTCGTGAGCGACACGCCCGAGTGGTTGAAGCAGCGGCCCCAGCAACGCGCTGACCTGGGCGGCAGCCCCGAACTCATCTTGGGCGATCCGCCGGCAGGCGGTGGGGCGCGCGTGCCGCGCGAGCGGATGTTCGACGTCCGCTACTCCATCCCGGATGATCCCAGGCTCGCCCGGCGCGCTCGGCGCGATGCCGCCAAACCAAATGTTGGCCTGACTTATGCCGGGTTCCGCGACGATCAGCCCTCGCTGCAGGAACATTATGCGCAGGTCCAGGCTGATGCCGATGCGATGATGAGTGGGGTCGACGAGCCGCATCTCGGGCCGATGCGCGGGGACGTTTATCTGTTGTCGCACTTCAACCAACTCGGCCCGATCCGCCCCTTTGGCCCCGGTGAGTATGTCGATCGCGGCAGCGGGCTGTGGTCGTCCGAGGAAACCCGTACCGTCCCATACGGCGACGGTTACGCGGTGGTGCCTGGTCTGTGGCTGGTGCATGGCAAGCCGGTGATGGTCGATGACGCTCAGGCGGCGGCGTATGCGCAGCAGAGCGGGCTGAACTGGCCGACGTTTCCCGATCAGGCAAGCGCTGATGCATTCGCCGATCAGCGGGAAGCGAAATGGCAGCACGTGCCGATCGGCCGCAGTGATATGCAGGCGCCGTTGTGGTCACGGGTGTGGCCGCCGCGATAACCGAGGAGCAATCCCATGAGCGAAACCCAGGAACCCACACCAGCCCCCGAGGAAGCGCCAGCACCACCTGCCGAGGCGCCACCGGCCGAAGGCCCGCCACCGGCACCCGAAGCCGAGGCGGAGGAAGAGGAAGCGCCCTATTCCGGCCCCACGTTCGAATACCAGTATGTCGGGGTCTCGGCCGCCGACCATGCCGGCGTCACCAGCCAGTTGAACGAGCTCGGCGCCAAGGGTTGGGAGATCTGCGCTGCCGACCTCTCGGGCGGCACGTTCCGCATCCTGCTGATGCGGGAGTCGCCCGAGAACTGAGATGCCGCTGCAATCGGCCAACGTCCCGGACATCATCTCGCTGCAACAATGGTCGGGGATGAACCGCCAGGCCGCGCGCACCGGCATTGACGACCAGGAATGCTGGTGGCTCGAGAACCTGCTGCCGCTGGCACCGACCCAGCTGCGCAGCGCCTGGGGTCCATCGGCGGCGCTCTACACCGCACCGGGCGGGGTCTCGATCGTGCGGATGTTCTTCATGAACATCAGCGGCGCCGATCCGCTCGGCTTCATGTTCCTGTCCGACGGCACGGTCACCGCGGTGCATCTGAACACCAACGCCACCACCGGGCTCGGTGCGGTGTGGACACCGCAGTCGCCGATCTATCCGGCGGATATGAAGCTTTGGGCGCCGTCCACCCCAGGCGGACAGATCGGTGGCGCCCTGATCGGCTCGCCCAAGGGCCTCTATGCGGTCGATGCCAACCTCACCGTTACCGCGCCCGGAGCAGCGGCGCCGACCTGGCTGACCAACGGCCAGACCGGTTTCACCATCCCAGTCGGGTTGCCCGGCATCTTTGCTATGGAGGTCTACAAGGAGAGGCTGTGGGTGATGGGCACCACGGTGATCAGCTTCTCCGCGCCGTCGAACGGGTCCGACTTCTCGACCTCCGGCGGCGGCGGGTCGTTCCCCTACCATGGCGATATGCTGACGGTAAGTTGGACCGACATGAAGTCCTCGGCCGGGTTTCTGTACCTGTTCGCCGACTCATCGACCAACCAGATCACCGACCTCTCGCTGGTGCCGACAACGACCCCGATCGGTACGGTGTCGACGACCCAGTTCCTCAACAGCAATGTCGACCCCCAGGTGGGCCACTCGTTTTTCCGTCAGGTGGGGGTATGGTCGAACCAGTTTGCGTTGTTCAACTCCGGCGGCATCTACCTGATGACCGGAACACAGTCGGCCTGGGCGTCGGAGAAGATCTCCACGCTGTTGCAGACCATCGATACCGTGACGTTCCAGCCGACCCAGACCGCGGCGCATCTGTTCGGCCAGAAATTCCTGCTGTTTAACGCTCGTCTCACCGACACCGACGGGGTGGTCCGCTCGCTGATCCTGGTGTGGTCCGGGCCGCAACTGAACCAGTGGGTGGTGTGCTCGCAGCGCTATGCCCTCACCCATATCGGCGGCTACGAGCAGAACTCGGTGATCACGCCCTACGGCACCGACGGCACGTCGCTCTACCGGCTGTTCGCCCAGCCCGACCCGGCGCTGATCAAGCGGGTGCAGACCAAAGCCTATGTCGGGGCCAACGTGCTGACCGTGAAGGACTGGAAGCGCGCCTATGTCGAACTGGTCGACAACCGCGGCGGCCCCGAGGGGGTGTTCCTCACCGGCACCATGGCGACCCGCGGCGGGGGTATCCCGAACGGGGTAGAGGATGTGAGCTACTCGCTCGATCCCAAGGGCGCCGATACGGTGCCGTCGCCGACCATCGGCAAGGGGATCGCGGCGATGCTGGACCTGCGCAGCTTCAGCCCGGATTTCACCATCAACCGGGTCAACGTCACGTTCGAGGAACGGACTTTGTTCGGCGCGTAAAGGCTTGCCGCCTGCGCCAGGACAGACGCATAGTTACGCTGCACTACAACTCTAGCGAGGGAGGTCGAGATGGCTCGTCGTCGTCGTAGCCGGCGCGGACGCCGGAGGTAGCTATGCCTATGGCCAAATCCAGACGCGCGGGACGGCTCAGGATGACCCCGATGATGTATGGGTCGTCGTATCGCTTCCCGCGCCCGCCGCATTTCCGGGGGGTCAAGGGCGGCGGGACATCCCGCTCCGTCCGGAAAGCCAGACGGTACTAGCCGATGGCGGATGACGGACATCGTCACCGCATGCCGGGGGGCGGCTTGACCGGCCCGCCGACCAATACAAAGGAGGTAACAATGGCCCGCAGACGACGCCATCGCCGGATGGTGCTGGTTCCGGCCTCACGCCATGCCGCGAGGGCGCGTCGCGGGCGACGCCGGTAGTGACCAGGGCGATCGTCCGGAAAAGGCGGCCCAAGCCGCTCAAACTCACCGACATTGAGCCGCAGGAGGACGAACTCCATAAGTCGGTCGCCCAGCTACTCGATCGAGCTCTGTTAGAACCGGCGTTCTGGACCACGTTCCCGGCCGGGATGTACGTCCTGCCACGGCATGTCGGAGGCCGGCTCAAAGCGTACGGGATGAAGGATGGGGTGCCCGATATCGAGGTGATCTACGACGGCCGCGTGGTCTGGCTCGAGCTCAAGCGTCCGCACGGCAGTATCAGCAAGGCGCAGCGGGCGGCACATCCGAAGCTCGAGCGGGCCGGCTGCCACGTCTATGTCTGCCGCACCCCGGAGGCGGTGATCGATGCGCTCGACCGCGAACGGTTTCCGGTGCGGCCCGAGATCGTCCGACAACTCCGCAGGGACGGGCCGTTTTTCCGAGCCGAACGACAGTCGACAGGGGATCTCTACTATGGCCAAGGGGAGCTACAAACAAAGAGCCGCGCGGCGGCGTAACATGCGCAAGGCACACCGCCGTAAGCGCGTGCGTTCCTAAAGGAAAACCCCAAAATGATTGCTTTGGAGGAATAATATGCCTGACAGGAGGCGCAGTTGGCCGTACGAGGGGCAGGCCCGCAGTCCGAGGGCGCTCACGCAGACGCCGGACGGTCTGTTGAACTCAGATCGCTCACTCGCAGGGCCTTTGCGGTGGGGTACGGCCCCAGGTGCCGGCCCTCGCGTCGGCACCGCAAGTGTCGACGGCGCCAGCGCCAGTGACTTTGGCATCGACCGGGTCAGTCAGCGATCACACGATCCGATCGGGCGGGTGCCATACGATGCTGAGTCAACGCTGATCGCACGGCGCCGCTGATGCCGCCACTGGATACGGCCGCCGGCCAGCGGCTGATCCCGGCCTCGACTACGCTGTTGCAGCCCGGCAGCCGGTTCTTCCGGCTCGCCGATGCGCTGAACTTCCTCGACCAGAACTCGTACATCAGCCAGTTGCAGAACCAGGTCGAGACACTGAAGACCCAGGTTGCCGCGTTGCAGGCCCAGATCGATGACCTCCATGTCGGCGGCGTCAGCACGCCACCGGTCGGGTCACCGACGGCGCGGCTCGGCGTGGTGATCACCGGAACGTCCTACTCCCTGGCCCTCTACGCCCCATGACCGATGTTCGACACTGCGCAGGGCACCCGTGAGGTCCGCCGTGTGGCGGTCGATGACCTGCCGTGGGCGATGTCGCTCGGCTACCGGCGCTACGGCGCCTACGACCCCGGCAAGACGCTGCTCTATCTGGCCGAGGTGCTGAGCGCGCCGCAGGCGCTGTTTATTCGCACTGACGATGCATTTTTACTGGCCGCGATTATCACCCCGGTCTGGCGCTCCGACGGGCCGGAGTGCAACGTATTGGCGCTCTGCAGCGAGCCGGGCGCGCATTGGCAGGCGATCCGGCTGCTCAGGCGCTCCGTGGGGTGGGCGAAAGAGCGCGGGTGCCGGTCATGGTGGTTCGCCTCCGAAACGCACTACGATATCAGCGCGCTCGCGAAACGGGTGGGCGCGGTCGTGGCGCATCCGCGCTACCGGATTGACCTCGCATGAGTGGCACCACCGCGCTGCCGTCGCTCACCGATCCCACCATGACCTCGGCGCAGTGGGCGCAGGTCTCCGCGGCCTATCCCGCGGGCGGCACCCAGCCGGCCGGTGTCCCGTCGAGCCAATGGGGGCCGTTTGGTCTGACCCCGCCACCGGGCAGCCCGGCCGCCAAAGACTACTGGACGAACCTGCAATACGGCGGCAGCCCGCCGGCCGGCGCTGTGCCGATGGACCCCTCGCAGTACACCACGATGTACGAGCGGATGACTGCCAATACCTCGCACTACGGTGGAGGTATGCAGATCCCGGTCGGCGTGGAGGGATCGCCGTTCAACCCCACGCAGGGCAATCCGAACTTCACCATCAATGAGGCCGGCTATGGCGTTCTGACCCCGCAGGGAGAGAGCAGCCTCAACGATTACGCGCTGCAACAATTGCGCGATATCTACCGCAATGCGGCGAAGAACCGGTCCGGGATCAGTGGGTTCCTCGGCACCCCGGCCGGCGCGATCGCGACGCTGGGGTTCCCCCTGGCGGTGGGTGGTGCCGCGTCGTTGCTCGGGCCGGAACTGGCGGGGGCAGGGGCGACGAGCGCAGGTGCCGAGGCGGGTACTGCGGCCGGTGACATCACGCTCGGGGCGACCACCGCAGAACCGGCAACCGCGGCTGACGTGGCGGGGAGTGCGGGTGGTGCTGCAGCTGGTGGGACGGGCACGACCACCGGCGGCAGTGGCCTGTTTGGCTTTCTCTCTCACCCGTTATCCTCGCTCGGATTGCCAAGCTGGACAGATACTGCCCTCAAAGGGGTGAACCTCGCGCAAAAGGTCGCCTCGCTCGCCACCAGCGGATCGGGCGGCACAACAGGTGGCACTGGAGGCACACCAATGGCGATCAACCTGACCGGCAATCCCTATACCGGGCAACTGGCCTCGTTGGGCGGGTTGCAGACCGGCTTGGGAACCGCGGTCTCCGGTGTCGGGCTCAGTCAGTTGCTGGCCGGTGCATCGGGGCAGTTGACGCCGGCCGATCAGGCGCTGGTGAAGAGCACGCTCGATCAGATGAACCTCAGCACGTCCGGTCGCTATGCTGATCTGGGCCTGGGCGGGTCGACCATGGAGACCCAGGATCGCAACGCCAACCAATTGCGGTCCGAGGCCGAAAGCGCCGAACTGGCGGCGTTGGAGGAGAAGCTCGGGCTGTCCGCGCTGCAGGGCGGGGAGAGTTTCCTGGGCGGGGCAGGCACGAACATCACCAACGCCAGCCGCGATTATCAGGCGGCCTATCAGTCGCTGATCAACACCATCGCTGGCCTCGGCAACAAATCCGCGGGTGGCGGGCTGGGCAGAGATCTCGGCGGCATCCTCAATCGATTGTTCGGGGGCGGCGGTTCGTCGCCGTCCGATGTCGCCAATTTCTGGTCGACCGCGGAGGGGGCCGGGTCCGGAGTGGTCGGCACACCGACGTCTCAGGTGGCTGACCTCTGGTCCACCCCGGCAGGGATCGCGACCGACACTGACGTTATCCCGACATGAGCACCTCGCTCACCCAGGACCGGAGCGATGACGACGCCCCGACGGCGGCGTCTCCAGCTCCCACTATCTCGCTGCCACGCCCTCCGCAGTTGGGGTTATCGGCGCCGCTCGCGCCCACGCTGCTGAGCTTTCTGCAGCAGACCCCGCGGCCGGCCGGACCGACGGAGCCGCCGCCGGATCGTCAGCAAGTCGCCTCGCTGACCCGCCCCGACTATTCGCAGTATCCGACGAGCGATCGCGGCTATCCCGACTTCAGCCGCCTCTACCCACAGATCGAGCAGAAATACGGCCTGCCGCCGGGGACAATGCGCGGGCTGGTCGAGGTCGAAAGCCAGGGCAACCCCGACGCCGTCGGGCCGCCGGTCCGGATGGCGGACGGCTCGGTGCAGAACGCCAGAGGGATCGTGCAGTTCATGCCGGGAACGGCGCGCCAGTTCGGGGTCGATCCGACCGACGCGCCGCGCGCGCTCGATGCCGGTGGGCGCTACATGCAAACACTGCTGCGCAAGCACAACGGCAATTTCCAGGCCGCGCTGCAGGAGTATGGCGGTGCCAGGGGCGATCCGACCTTCGCCTACTCCCGCAAGGTGACCGAGGCGATGGGCAACCAGAACCTGGTCTCACCGCAGCCGCGCGGGCCGGACCAGTGGGGCCGGCGTGATCCAAGCTGGATGATAGGCGGCCCGCCAGGGCTGATGCCGACGCAGCGCGATGTGCCGTCGCTGATGGGGTTCGCCGGGCTGTTGCTGCCGATTGCCGCCCTTGCCTCAGGGATGCCGCTGGGCATTGCGCTCGAGGCCTACGGCGCGATGGCGCGGGCGCGGCAGAACGGCGACCAGCTGGACTTCAAGATGCGGTCCCAGGAATGGGAACTGGCGATGAAGCAGCACCAGGACATGGAGGCCCTGGAAGGACAGGCGGTCGGTGATGCCTTCATCCAGTTCGACAAAGACAAGAACCCCGACGGGCTGCAGCGTGAACTGATGGACATCGCCGGGCGGTTCCAGGACCGGCACCTGATGCAGATGGCGCAGAACAAGCAGTTCGACGCCGCGTTCCGGATCAACGAGCGCCGTGATCAGTTGAATCAGCCGCTGGCGAAATGGCAGCAGGCGCAGGAGCAGCACAAGGAGATCGCCGCCGAGGTGGCGGCGCGGGATCGGGACTACCGCGAGCAATTCGTCCGGGACAACGGCCGCGAGCCCACCGACGACGAGATGCGGCACGCGCACTTCAACAACCTGGCCGCCGCGACCCAGGAGTTGAAGGCGAAGCCGGAGAGCGAGACGCAGCGGAAAACGGCGGAGGATCAGCGGGTGATCGACGCGGCCGTCGATGCGGACGTCAACGACTTCGTTGAGCAATACAAGCAGGATCACGACGGCAAGGAGCCGTCAGCGGGCCAGATCGCCCAGGCCAGGGCCACCGCCCGCCAGCAGCGCGAGGCGAAGCCACGCGCGGAGACCGAGACCCAGGAAGAAGCGGCCGAGAACCGTAGGCTCGCCCGCGAGGCGGCGGACGCCGATCTGGAGGAGTGGAAGGAGCAGAACCCGAAAGCGACCGACCGACAGATCAGCCAAAAGCGAGCTGAGTTCATGGCCGCCCGCCAACGGGCGTTCAAAGGCGCTGGTGCGAGCGCAGCGCCGCCACCGCTGCCCGATATGCCCGATGCGTGGCCAGGATCGCCGCACTCGCCGCCGCCGGGGGTCAGGCCGGATATCTGGGAAATGGCGAAGCTTGCCGTGCAGCAAGGCAAGACGCCGGGGGTTGGACTGGGCCGGGACAAAGAGACACAGCGGTTGGTCCAGCAGGCCTATCCGCTGGCGCAGAAGGCGCTGGGCATTTTCGATGAAGGCGCTCAGGCCATCAAATATGCGGGCCAGAAGCGGGCGGTTGAAGCGATCGAGAATGGGTTCGGCCAGGGCCTCAACGGCCGCAACTTGATCTCACTCAACACGATTGCCGATCATATCGGGCTGTTCCGGCAATACGCCGCCGCATTGAAAACCGGCAATAACCAAACCATCACCCGGATGCAGCAGCGTCTGGCGACCGAGTTTGGATCGCCGGAGGTCATTGCGTTCGCCCTGGCGGGAACCATTACCGGCGACGAAGTGATCCGCCTGTTGACGACCACAGGGGGCACCCTGGCTGATCGCGAGGGCATCGCCAAACTGCTCGCTCCCTACGACTCACCCGATCAGTTGGAGGGAGCGGCCAACACGCTGACCAATTTCGTGCGCAGCCGCTACGGCCCGTTGCGGCAGGCGTATGCGCGAGGTGATCCTGAGCGGGAGAAATACTTCAACGAAAGAATGGTGACACCGGAGGCGCGGAGTTTGTTCGAAGGTCCGCTAGCCCCGATCCAAGGCGCGGTGACACAACCTAGCGGACTGCCTGACTGGGCGAAGGCGTCAGCCACCGACAAAGGCGGCGCCAAGATCTTCCTGGGCAAGGACGGCAATTGGTATCACTCCGACCATAGCCCGGTGGAGTGATGGCAGATAAACCGCCCCCAGCAGGGTTCACCCTCGATAAGCCGGTGCCGCAGGGCTTCACGCTCGATACGCCAGCCACTGACCAGCCGCCGGCCAGGGGCCGCCAATCTCTAGGCGAGGCCCTGGGCACAGCTGCATCAGGCGAAGCGGAAGGCCTCACAGGTCCTGCCGCACTGCCAACCCATGCCTCGGTGCTCCAGGGCGTGCTGAACCTGCCGGAGGGCATCGCCCAGGCGCTGGGCTTCTCTCTGCCGGGACCGCTCGAGGCGGTGCGGCGGGAGGCCAAGAAAGCGCCGATGCCGGCGCTGGGCGAGTTCGCTGGCGGTCTGATCTCGCCGGCCAATATGCTGCTGCCGGGCGAGGCGGGTCTGAGTACGCTGGCGAGGACGGGAGCCTCGGCGCTGCGGGGCGGGATTGGCGGGCTGTTTACCCCGCAGGAGCCTGGAAAGTTTTGGGACAACGCTAGGGCGCGTACCGGTCTAGGTGCTCTGACCGGTGGTTTGTTCGGTCTTCCGGGCGCGCGAGTGGCGGCTGATGCGCAGCATCTGTTGGACAACAATATCCGGGTGCCGCCGGCCCGACTGCTGCCGGGCGGATCGGTGGCGGAGAAGATGATGGGCTTCCTGCCGTCGTTTCCGGCGATCTCGCGGGGCGCGCTGCGAACCACTATCGGCGATTACAACCGCCGCCTCTATGATTGGGTGCTGGATGGGCTGGTGGCGCGGGGCGCGCCGGTCGCGGCTGGATCGGGCGGTCTGAACTACGTTGAGGGCCAGATCGCCCAGCGGCTGAATCGCGCCAACCGGGAACTGAGCCTGATGCCGTTTGCTCAGGGCGGACAGTTGCTGCCGCCAGGGGCCACCGCGCCCCGGCCCGGCTTCCAGCAGGACTTCATCTCGCTGGCCCAGGACACGGCGGCGCGGATGTCCGGCCAAGCGTTCCAGGAGTTCCAGCGCGCGGTGGTGCGCTATTTCCGTGAGCCGGTGCTGAACAACAATGGACTGTTGCAGGGCGCGACCCTGGCCGACGCGGTTTCCAACTTCACCAAGCTTGCCCGCGACAGCGTGCGCAGCGCCAACCCGTCGCGCGATGACTATGCCCTGGCCGATGCCTACCGGGCGATGGCGAATGTCATGATGGAGCACTCGACCGGGCCACAATGGGCGCGCGATCTGCGCGACACGGCGCGCCGGGCTTATGCCAAGTATTCGGTGCTGGAGGCCGCTGCGGCCGGCGCCGGAGTGAGGGCGGAGAGCGTGGTTTCGCCATCGAGCTTCCTAGCCTCCTTGCAAAGGCAGATCGGGCGCAGACGGTACCAAACCGACAACATTCCGTTCCGCGACGCCCAACTGATGAAGGACTTGTCTGAAGCGGTGAACCGGATCACCGGAGGTCAGGTGCCGTCGGGGTTCACCGAGGCGGTCGGCGGGCTAGGCGCGTTGGAGCTAGCGCGCCACGATCCCCACCTGATATTGCCGATGGCGGCAGGCGCAATCTCGACCGGGGCGGCGTATTCCCCAACCGGAATGGGGATCGCGCGGGACATAGCGCAGTCGCCGTTGCGCCAGCAGATTCCCAGGGGAGCGATCCCTGGCGGGGAGGCGGCAGGAGAGATCAGTGGCCCAAGACAGCAACAGTGACCCGTTCAAGATCCACTACCGGGTCGAGGCGCAGATCGATCTCCTGCTGCGCGAGATGGAGGAGCACCCCGACCAGTTCGCGTTCAAAGAACGCCTCGCTATGGTGACCACGGTGGGGATGTATCTCACGCGCAATATTAAGCTGGTGGCGGCCAATGAGTCAGACAACGCAGGAAGCGCCGTCAGAAAGTATGCCGGTGCCTTCAAGACGACGCATGTCAGTGGTGGCGGAAAGAGTGGTGCCCGACGCGCCGCAGCTGCAGCCCCAGCCAGGCTCGCCATCGCCCACGACGCCGACGACGACGATCCAGACACCGCCGCTTAGTCCAGCAGGCGCGGCGTCTCTTCCCCAGGAGTGGGTCCATCGGGCCGCCTGGAAGGCGAGCGTCTTGGGTTCGCTGAACTTTGCGGCGCGAGTTCTCGCAGCAAGACTGATACTTCTGCTCGCAGTTGTTGGAGCTTTTGCGTTGTCCTGCCAAGCTCTTCTAGGGCTTGATCTACTGCGGATAGCTGTTCTTGGAGTATATACTGCCACTGTTGTATTGCCCCTCGTGTGGCTCGCCGGGCGTGGGTAGGCATCAGTCAAATCCTCATACGAATATCGGCGGCGGCAGCGGGATCTCCGTTCCGTCGTTGGGGGCCCACAGGTGCAGGCAATTCGGATGCACGTTGAGGTGCTTGGACGGCGGTACGTGCAACTGCATTGCCGTTTCGTCGTCTTGGAAGAACGACCGCTTGACGTAATCCATCTCGATCCAGTTGGGGCACCTGTTTTTGCGGCTGACACTGACATGGTCCCAACCGCCCTCAGACGAGGCGACGATAACCAGCGGCTGATGATCCACTGGTGACGTCATGGAAAAACAGCCGCACGTGCCGTCGCCGTCCCAACCGTAGACATTGCTCGCGATGTGACCACGAATACGGTAGCGATCCAACTGGTGGAGGTCGCGCATCACTCCTCCTCTTGAGGGAACCCCGGCAGCGGGTCGTTGGGCAGCCGTCTGAACCCGCCCGGCAAGGCACGCAGAAACTTCTCACACGCGTCGAGCGAGTCGCAGAACTGGTGCAGCAGCGCTGCCATCTTGCTGATGAACACGGCGTCCGGCTCGGCCGTAATGATCGTGGGCGGTGCTTCCGGCCGGTACGAGAAGAGATGCACGCGGTCGAACCCACAGATGAAGATCTGGCCCTGCACCTGGGCGAAGTAGCGCTCGAGCGGGTCACCTCCGGCGACGTTGAGCTCGAGCGGCGCCAGCAAGTTGCCGATATGGGTCGGCCCCTCCGGGCACTTGATCTCGACGCCCTCATTGGCGCCCTCGATGACGCGGTCGGGGCTGCAGCCGAGGCGGCGGTCGTCGGAGAGGCAGAACCCGATGCGCTTGAGCCGCTTGCCCTCGATCGCCTCAAACTGCTGCGCGGCCTCATCCTCGTGCTGGATGCCCCACTGCACCGCCGGCACCCGCGAGAGATCCCTGTCGGTGGATTGCCCGGTCAGGCGCTGCCACAGCAACTCATAGAGGTAGCCGCGGGCCTTACCGGAGGCCTTGCCGTTGGGCAGCACGATCCGATCGAACTGCGACGCCGTGGGCCGGCCCATGCGCAGGCTGTGCCAGCGATCGCTGCGCTGGTCGGTGTCGATGATCTTCATGGTTTCTTCTGCCTTATCCAGCCCAACGCCTCGATGATCTGGTCGTAGCCTTGCCTGACCAGCAGGTACTCATCCTGGTTGAAGTAAACGGCCGTAACCTCCTTGTCGGTAGGGTGGGTCGCGATATGGCTGACGGCGCGCAGGTTGATCAGCACCAAGCGGTCGCCGTCAGCTTCGTCTGCCTCGGTCACCTCGATGAATTGCTCGGTCACGTCTTCTCCTCTCCTCCGTCCTGCGGCGGTGGATTGCGCCGGGCGGCGCGCATCGAGAGCGCGTTCCTGACCCGCGGCCAGTCCTTGATCGGGATGTCCTCGAGCCGGTCGATGCCGGTGAACATCGTGTTCAGCAAGCTGTTCGAATCCATGCCGGCCTTCACCAGCAGATCCTCCGCTTCCAGCAACTGCGCCCGCCCCAGCGTCTCCTGGCCGGAGCCGTCCACCGTCGGATAGTCGGCGGCCTCCTCGCGGCTGATCAGGCCCTTGAGCGCGTCGGCGAACTGGTCGCGCAGCGCGAACCCTCGGGCGCGCATCTGCAACATGCGCTGCGGATACTGCGTCCACGGGCCAGGCTTGCCCCAGAGGGCCGCACGCTGGGCGTCCTCCTGGCTGAACCGGAAGATCTTGGGCTTGCGGCCGCGGCGCATCGCAATCGCGGTGAACGCCAGTACCTCCCCCTTGTCGTTGATCTCGGGCTCCTCGATCAGATCCTCGAAGTCCGGATGGCGCTGGCAGATCGACAACAGACCATCGCCATAAACCGCGGGGTTTCCATTGATCACCGCTATCGATTTCAGAGACTCCATGTGACCCAGCCCGATCTCAGATCCGTACTGGATGGCAATGGTGATGTCGTCCGGCTTGCCCCGGTAGGCCTTGGGGATCATCTCGGTCTTGGCCGCCTTCTGCGCCCAGCGCTCTAACTCAGAGTAGGTCTGGGGCAACATGAGATTACTCATCTTTCGCGGGCTCCTTCTGAGGCTTTTCTTTCAACTGTGAGCGGTAGACGTCCTCGAGCAGCAACCTGAGATCCTCGAGCGCCTTTGGCTTCATCGCCTCTAGGGTGGTGCGCTCCGGGACTACCAGCGTCAGCGACGCCTCCACCCGGATTGAGTTGTAGTTCCCCAAGTTCACGGTTTTGCTGCATCCAACAGAGAATTCACGAATCATTTGACCACCGCCGCGTTTGTCGTCTATGTATGGACGTGTTTCGTCGTCAATGCAAGAGTGACAACACGATGACCAGAAAAGAGTATGACCGGGCCGTCAAGTTGCTGGACGAGCTGATCTCCGGCATGGCGGCCGCGCAGTTAGGCCCGCCGGAGCGGCCCGATCTTGGCGCGCTCATGACTATGGCGGTGCGGCTGAAGAAAACCATCCAGCCCTTGCCCACCGCCAAGGAGATTTTGCTGAAGGTGCCGGGCGAGACCCACACCGAGCGGGCCAAGGAAATCGGGATCTCGCGGCAAGGTTACTACAATCTGCTGGGCGGCACCGCGCGACCCAATCAGATGCTGGTCAAGCGGCTCTCCGAACTCACCGGCGTCAAAGCCGACACCATCAAGGTGGTGTGGTGAGCGTGCCCGATCTGGCCTGGAAGCTGCGCATCATCCAGGCGCGAGCGCGCGGCATCATCGCAGCCTTGGACAGCCTGCCCAAAGACCTCGCCGACGCCAGGGAAGACTGGACTGATCAGGTCCGTGTCGAGCGCTGCCTCGGGGAAATCCGCAAGGCCGCCGAGGCGATCCTTGAAGGAGACAAACCATGAAATCATTCGCTCTCATCACCGTGCTGTCGTTGGCAGCATTTCCTGCTGGGGCACAGAACTGGTCGTCTCAACGCTCGGGACCGTTCACCAACTACCACAGTGACGACGGTTGGATCGGCTCGTCTCGACAGACGGGATCGTTCCGCCAGTACCACTTCGTGGGGCCGAACGGTGAAACCAGGAATTGCACCACCCGGTACAGCGGCTCGTTTGGCACCACTCATTGCAACTGATTCGGAGGAAAACACATGTCACTCAGTCAAACGAAGTCGAACGGCGGGACCAAGCGGTTGAAGGTACCGCCGGTCTCCCCTGACGAGATGCAGCGGCTCACCGCATTGGCCTCGGCGCCTGAGCAGGTTCGGATCACCCGGCCGAGGCTCCGCGAAGCGACCATCGTGATCCAGGGCATATCGCAATATGTCCAGCACGCGTTCAGTGAAAAGCAGCGCAAGCAGATGGAGGAGACGCAACGCGCCGGCCAGCAAGGCCGCAGCCGGCGCACCCGGACGCCGAAAGATTTTGAGGCGATTTACGAAGCGGCGAAGCACGTCAGTAAAGAAGGTTGGCCCGGCATTCCGGCGCCAGCGTTCCGCAATGCCTGCATCGCTGCGTGCCGGCTGGTCGGCTTCAAAATGACCCACGCGAAGATGAGCATCTTTATCGAGGCCGACGGCGTCGATCGGAATGACGGCACGCCCTTGGTGCGCATTCTTGGCGAGCCGCACATTCATCAGGCCTCGGTGCGCAACGAGAGCGGTGTCGCTGACATCCGCTGGCGGCCGGCGTGGGAAGAGTGGCGGGCCTCGGTGCGGGTGACCTGGGACGAGGACCAGTTCAGCGCCACCGACGTTTATAACTTGATGATGCGCGCCGGCTTGCAGGTCGGCATCGGCGAGGGCCGGCCGGACAGCCCGAACAGCAACGGCCTGGGCTGGGGCCGGTTCGAGGTGGTGGAGGGATGAGCAAGCAGATGGACAGCATCGGGGATGAATTGCTCGCGTTGCAGAACGACGAGGGCAAGATCAATCCGGCCGAGGCGGTCGAGTGGGCGCGGACCAATGTCGACTCACACTTGCACGCGAAGCTCGAATGGGACGATTCGGTTGCTGGGGAGCGATATCGCATCTGGCAGGTTCGGACGCTGATCTCGGTGCATATCGTGGACAGTGAGGGCGCCCGGAAGTTCGTCTCGCTGTCGATCGATCGGAAGGAGGGCGGCTATCGCCCGATCAACGAGGTGCTGGAGCGGATCGATCTGCGCGAGGTGATGCTGCGCGATGCGCTGGCGGAGTTGGAGCGCGTGCAGCGGAAATATCAGCACTTGCAGGAGTTGAGCGAAGTGTGGGCGGCGCGGGACAAGGTGTCGCGTCGCCGCCGCAAGCCGGCGGTCGAGATCGCCGCGGCGGACTGACGGGGCAGGCGTGGCAAGACGTGGAAGGGCATGGCAGGGCAACGCTGGGCAGGCTCGGTGAGGTCCGGCATGGAGAGGTTGGGCTCGACGGGGCAAGGCGCGGCGCGGCTTGGCAGGCGGGGCGCGGCCCGGAGTGGCATGGCTCGGCAGGGCAGGCAAGGCAGGGCACGGGAAGGCTAGGCACGGTTAGGCGGGGCCGGGCAGGGCAGGCAGGGCTTGGGTGGGCGTGGCAAGCCATGGCGGCGCCCGGCTCGACAGGGCAGGCGCGGCGAGGCTTGGCGCGGCAAGACGTGACGAGGCACGGCAGGCAGGGCAACGCTGGGCTTGGCATGGTCTGGCAAGGCACGGCTAGGCTTGGCAGGCAGGGCAGGGCAGGCGGGGCAAGGCCCGACGAGGTACGGCGCGGCGGGGAGTGGCTGGGCGTGGCGAGGCAGGCGGGGTGTGGCTTGGCAGGCGTGGCACGGCGGGACGCGGCGTGGCCTGGGAAGGACAGGCGTGGCTCGGCAGGCAGGGCTAGGCGTGGCCGGTCTAGGCGTGGCTCGGCAGGCAGGGCTAGGCGTGGCCGGTCTGGGGATGCCGCGGCATGGCGGGGCCGGGCAGGCTTGGCTAGCCGAGGCACGGAGGGGTTCGGCATGGCACGGCAGGCGTGGGTGGGCGTGGCAGGGCCGGGACAGGCGGGTCATGGCACGGCAGGCACGGCTCGTCGGGGCTCGACGGGGAGCCGCTCGGTGGGGCACGGCATGGCTCGGCGGGGCAGGCCCGGCATGGCTTGGCACGGCAAGGCGGGGCGGGGTCCGGCCCGGCCCGGCCGGGCAGGCCCGGCAACGCGGGTCTGGGCAAGGCGTGGCAAGGATAGGCAGGCATGGCAATGCGACGGCTCGCGATCGGCAGCACCAAGGCACCGCCCGCGGTGGCGGTAAAGCTCGGGCTGACGTGCGACTGTGGGTCCGATCAGGTGTTCGCGGTGGCGCCCGGCCAGGAAGCTGACCGGGCCGCCGGGTTGTTCTCGCTCACACCGGGCAAGCGCCCGCAGGCCTGGTGCGAAGCGTGCTGGATCAAGGCGCACCGGGGCAGGCTGGGGTGACGAACATCGGTTTCACTGGCACCCGTCACGGCATGACCAAACCGCAGCAGGCGACATTGGCGGGATTGCTGCGCGACCGCGAGGGTGAGTTCCACCACGGCGATGCCATCGGCGCCGACCAGGAGGCCGCCCAACTGGCCTACGTCTACGGTTATCGGGTGGTGCCGCACCGTCCAACTGGCCATCGGTCAGAGGATTATCTCGCGCGCAACCGCGAGATCGTCAACGCGGTGGCCGAGTTATACGCCGCGCCTTACGGTGACCAGGAAGAACTCCGCTCGGGCACCTGGGCCACGGTGCGCTACGCCCGCAAGGCGTGGCTGCCGGTCACCATCATCTGGCCAGACGGGACGCTCGGGTATGACTAAATTCGATGACTACGCGCGGGAGGTGACCGAACTGGTGAGGGCGATCGGCCCGTTGCTGGCGGGCAAGCCACCCGCCGTGCAGAGCGCCGCGCTGGCCGATCTGCTGGCCATTTGGGTGGTCGGCCACCGCGACCGCAGAGGCAACAGGAAAACTGCGCTGGAGTTCCAGGAGATCGTGCTCAACGGCCACATCGAGCTCGTGCGCAAACTGATTGCGGTTAATTCGTTGAAAGCTTATCGGGAGCGCAGTTAACGCATCCGCCGCTCGAGCCAGCGGGCGATGAACCATGCCGCGATCGCCATCGCCGGCCATAGCACCCAGAGATAGCTCATGGCCCGAGCAGGCTGGTCTGCTGCGGCAGCCTGGCGATCCGGGCAGCGAACCGTTGCGCCTCGCGCGCGTCGTTTTGGTTGCGGCCCTCGTAGCGAGCCGCAAAGCTCCAGGCCATGCTGTCGGCCGAATAGAGCAGATCCTGCACCAGGGCACTGCCGAGGCTGGTCGTCTTGATGCCGAACCCGTGCAGCTGCAAATCCGGCCGTGTCTGTTTGACTGCCAGCAATACGTCCTCGATCTGCGCGGCCGAGCCGTTTCTCTTGCAGAGACTTCCGACGCCCACCCAGGCGCCGGGGCCGAGCCGGGCGCCATACTGGTCGAGATGGCGGACATAATCTGCGGGGCTGTAGCCTTGCAGCACTGGCATGAGATACGCGCCGCGCATCAAATGCGCGCACGCCACCAGGGCATCGTAACGCTCGAGGGTCAGCCGCTGATGGTCCGCAATCGTCAGCCCGGTGCGGGCCAGCATCATCGTCTCGCACATGTAGTCCTGGGTGACCGCGCAGAGCAGGTTGCCGATGTGCCGCCAGCGCCCCACCAGGGCGGCGTACACGGCGGGCGGATGGGGATAGTGGCCATGCGTGGCGAGAATGCTGAACGCGCCGCTGTCGAGCATCCAGGGCCAGTCAGGGGCGCATTTGAGCCGCATGCGCCGGGAGCGCAGCCGCAGCGCCGAGATCATGCCGCGCTCAACCTGACCGGCATCGCTGGGTTGGTGCAGGCCGGCGAAGAACAGCGGCGGCTCAGACCCCACAGAGGCCTTCGCAATCGTCGCCGAACAGGTCAGCTTGGCCCTTCTCGGCCGGGGTGGAAAAATCGATCTGATCAAGTGGTTTGAGGTAACGGTGCATGTACTGCCCGGTGGCCGCCAGGGCGTGCGACAGCCGCACCGTCTCAGGCCACTCGGGAGCATGCGCGCGGGCGATCCAGTCGGCGTCCGACAAATAGGGGCAGCCGCAGCACGCGCTGCGCGGCACGCTGGCCCAGCCGCGACGTTCAAGATAGGCGCGGCAATCGGCCCGGCTCCAGCGCATCTCAATCAAAGGCCATGTGTTGGTGATGTAGTCGACCGTCGACGGCTTCATCCGGTGTGCCTCGTCGGTGCTGATACCGATCAGCATCCGGCAGCCGCCAGCCGGCGTTTTGCCGTCTAGGAGCTCACGCACCCGGCGCCGGATCGGGTACAGCTTGTAGACCTTGGTGCATTGCCGCCGGCCGATCGCACCGTCCGCGGTGAACCAGGGGATTGGCTCGAACCGTCCGGTGGCGATGCTGTCCTGGATCTTGCCGGCGTGGCTGTAGACCCGCTGCACGGGGAACGGCAGCGCCCGCTCAAGCCTAGCCAGGTGGTCGTAGACCGCGGCCGGCTCCCAGCCGGTGTCGGCGAACAGGGCGATGTGGGGCGCCTCGAGGCGGCCCTCCTGGGCCAACAGCGCCAGGGCGGTCGACTGCACGCCGGCTCCCAATGACAGGACCCGCAGGGGCTTAGATTCTCGGGGGGTGCGCAGATCCAACTTTATAGTCCCTATAAAGTGGCTGTCAAGCCTTTGTTTTTTCTGAATTTTTTGGTTTTTATTTTTTGAGTCTAGCGGCGGGGGCGTCGGCGGCCCTTGCGACGGGACCGCCGAGCTTCGCTCAATGCGATTGCCACCGCCTGGCGTTGTGGCCGGCCGCTATGCACTAGCTCCGAGATGTTGGCCGACACCGTTGCCCGGCTCGCGCCCTTCCTCAGTGGCATCGGCGGCCTCCCT